CCCCAAAACAGTCAGCATTGATGCAGAATTGGTAGAAAAATAAGCCACCAATCAGCGCCCTTTCCGGAGGGCGGTTTTCATATCCATTTGCTGATAACGTCCTCGTCCTGTTCCGTATACTGCCGCTTGAAGTCAACCAGGTGCCGGTTCTGCTTGTAAAGCTCCTGTTCGCTTTTATCCAGTTTCTTCCCCTTTGCCTTTTTGTTGCGGATTCCCACAACCTGGGCAAAGGTGCAATCCCCGATTTCCTGATACGCGGATACCCACGTCCACCAGTGCAGATACTCAACAGATCTGACTTCTTGTCCCAGAACGCGGTTGACTGGGGCAACGATCAGGGGAAAGTCCTGTTGCCAATCCATCAGCTTCGGCCCACGCTTTTCTTCACGCTGCTCTTCGCCGCAGTTGATGAATTTTGCGCATTGCTTGATCGCTTCCTCGTAGTAGCTCTGCGGCATTTCCGCGAAGTCTGGATAGAAAATGTCAAGCATGGCCTCGGCCTTTTCTTCCTCCGACAACTCAGCGTCAGACAGTGCCTCAATGATCGTTAGGATATCGCGATAGTCAGAGCGTATCTGGTACTCAGTGCCGTTTACCTCTACGGCAGTCGGCAGATCGTACCTCATTTGTGGTACTTCTTCGTATACTTGCTCACGCGGGGGTTGGTGGCTTTCTGCTCACGGGCAAAGGTGGTGTCAACCTCATCCATGATGGCAAGCATCAGGTTCGCCCACACAGGCAGGCCGTCCGCCAGCGCATATACGTTCATCTCGCCAAACAGGGCAGAGCAAATGTCAAAGCCGAACACATCGTTGATGATCTCGCGCATTTCCTCGTCCATCTTCCGGGCGGTTTCAAAAACTTCCCGCTTGTTGGCAGTCTTTTCCACCTCTGCCTTGTACGCATCCTGCTTCTTGTCGAGGATGTCAAAGGCGTTAAACAGCTTTTCCACAAAAGCGCTGTCGGTGGGGTTAAAGGAGAATTCGCATTTTCCGTTGATGTTGTAGGTAACTAAACCGGTATCGAAAATCAGGTCTTTCATAATAGCCTCCGAAATTGGGGCGGGTTTGCGCCCGCCCCTTTGTTTTTAAACCCCTGCCGTAAAGGTCACACCACTGGTATCCTTGGTAATGGTGCCCAGGGTACGATTGCCGCCGTAGGTGATCTCACTCGTGATGTTGAGCGTACCGCCGCCGTCGCCGCCTATGCCCGTCACGGCAATAGCACAGGAATCATACCGCTCGGCAAACTTCGCCTCGCCGGACGTAGCGTAGAAGTGTCCAATCATCATGTCCTGATTGGCAAGAGCCTGCGCGTCATGATCCTTGACGGCAAGGTTCCACATCTTCACCGCAGCAGCGTCACCAGCATCCAGAGGGATGGGATCAAAGGTCTGGGAAATAACGGGCTTCTTCATGGTGGTGAAGGTGTTGCCCAGGATGTCCTGTTTGCTCTCCTGACCCCAGTCCATCTCTTCGCTGGAATCCTCTACGCGCTTACCGATGGCGCTCCAAGTGGGAGCTTCCTTAGAGCCGGTATTCAGATACGCGATCAAAAGCTCGCGGTCAATGGTCTGACCTTCGGGCGTCGCAAAAGTTAAATCTGCCATTATACATTCACCTCGTAAATCAGTTTTAGCGGGACCATGTAGTCCTCGTATTGGTCGCTTGTCGCGCCGAGATACGATGCAAACGCAGAAGTCTCAACGCGGAGGGCGCGCCTGCCCTCTCCAATGTCCGGTCGCTGCATCTGCGCCCAGTCCGCAAATTTGTTCAGCACTTCAACCGCCTTCAAGCGTGTATCGTCACTCTTGCCGGGTGGTGCAATCTGGTAGTGGATTTCAAACGAATACTCCGCCTGATATCCACCGCAGATATACTTCTTGGTGATAACGGCCCCCTGAACGGAGGAAAGCGCCATCCCTACCGTTTTCGCCGCGAAATACTCGTATTTGATCAGATCCACATTCTCCGGGATACCGGGAAAGCGGTTTGCCCAAATCAGCATCAGGCGGTCAAGATCTGCTTTTTCGCTGCTGGATGCCAGCATCACAGGTTTTTCTTTAGAGATCATGCTTCACCGCCTTTTCTGCTACACGCACCCACTTTTTCATGTTCTGAGCCTTGGACGCCTCGAACCAATGGGAGCGGGTTCCCGGTCTGTGGAAAATCAAATCCTTTTCTGGCACTGCCGGAACCTTTGTAACGCCCTTCCGTGCATAAGAGCTTCCGGTCAGCGGGTCAACGTACAGTTTGCCGTAGTACAGATATCTGGCATACGGCCCTGGATAAACAACCGTGTTTCCCGTTACCCTTGTACGCGTCCTAAGAGAGCCTGTGAGCATAGGCACAAACGGAGCGGTATCTTTGGCGACCTGCACCGCCAGAACGTGTTCTGCGCGATCACAGCCCTTGGAAACAGCCTCTTTTACAGCGTCCATGCCGTCCGTCTGAACGGAAAATTTCAACGCCATATCACACGCCTCCGACCTGCCAGTGCTGCATATCAACGCTGCCGAAATCCTTTTCGTCAACCTTGGTCACGGTGTAGCAGTTGTCTTGAGCCAGCGCCACGGTTTCGTTATCCGTCACAAACTCGCCTTTGATGAAAAACGTTGTCCCGCCGTTGCCTTTGACAGAAAGCGTCCACAGGTCGGTTTTGTCCTCCGCTGCGTAAAACCGCTGCGGACCGGCATAGGTTTTTGCCTTGCCAGTAAAGCCGTCCACGGCTTCCACGTCAAACGGAATGTAGAGGTCAACCGCATCCGCTCCGGCAAGGCCGCTCTCGCGCACGTTAACCGCCTTAGACGCTTGCAGCATCACGCCACGAAGTACGGTCACATACAGCTTTTGCGTTTCCTGAAACGTCTCCTTGTCGGTTTCTTTGACCGGATTGTAGACCGTTACAGTGTGGGGAGCGTACATGATCCGCACCCCCTTCCTCGGTACAGCAAGCCAGTGTGGGCAAGATACTCCATGCAGGTCTCTGCGAGCAGCTTTCTTGCCCCATCCGTAGCGTTCAGCGCAGAAACGGCAGATTCGCCGCCGGTCGCCAGTGTGCGGGAATAACCGCCAACCGTTTCGCTTTTGACTTCTGTATCATTAGCGGCAGCGCTCGCAAGGTTCTTCATTGCAAGCGCCTGCGCGGCTTCGATAACCGCGTACTTGTCAACCAGCGCACAGCAGCACATCTTTACCGCATCCAGATCCGCGTTGTCCTTGGCTCGGTTTTGCGTGAAATAATCGAGGAAGGAGCTGGCCCGGACAGCCAGACGCGGAAAATCCCCACTGCTTACAGTGCCCATATAGACACCGGAGTAGTATGTGTAATCAGCGTATGTCAATTGGGTCAGCTCCTTTCAAATTAGCCAGAAACAGTGACAGTGGCAGTGCCGGTCTTTGTGCCGTCCTGCTTGGACTTGGCGGTAACGGTAATACTGCCCTTGGTTTCGGTAGCGGAGACAGTCAGGACGCCCTCATCGCTGATTTTGCTCTTGGTTCCATCCTGAGACCATTCAACCTCGCCGTTGATGATGCCCTCACCGTCAACCTTGGCGGTAAACAGCTTGCTCTCGCCCTTCTTTACGGTGGCGGTAGCAGGGGACACAGCAACGGTGGAGATAGCACCGCCCTTGCCGTAAACGGAGAAGGGGAACGGGTTCACCTTTTCTGCGTTGTAAGCGTTGATGGGGTTTGCAATCTCCCAGCCAAGGCGCATGACAGCGCGCAGTGCGACCATATCGTTCTGCATGAGGTTGTAAACGATTTCCTTCGTGGCGGGGTCCTGGATAACGCCCTCGGTGAACACCTTGAAAGTCATATCCTGGCGGATGGCATAGACGAGCTGGCTCCAATCGCCGACGATCATCTGTGCTTGCGCAGGGTCGAACGCGCCGTTCATGGGGAAGTACATGTCCATGCCGTCGAGGCCGTAGCGGGTAGCGCCCTGCATATCGGTCTTGAAAATAGGCTGACCGGTGGTGTCTTTCAGCCCACGGAGCTTGCCGCGCATCTGAATAGCGGACATCACGCCGTTGGGATTGAAGCCGTCCAGCTCGACCTTGGAGATCAGACCACCCTCGTCCATGATGTCGGCGTAAATGTCAGAGCTGACAGGAACACCATTTCCCGCAGCAATAGCAGAGGGCACAATGCCATCACGCCAGGTGCTGGGCTTATTCTTGCCAAACAGCATAGCGCCGTCAATGACATTGCCGAAAGCCTCGGTCAGGCGGGGCTTGACCTCGCCCCAAATGTCATAGTCCGCATCATCGAGAGCAGCCTCGGGGATGGGGACGATAACAGCGATCTCCTCGGCGTACAGCTTCTTCTTGTCCCACGCCATCTTGGTGGTCTGCTTGAATGCCTCACCGGCGCCGCCGTCAGTGGCCTCGCCGTTGACGAAATACGCGGAGGGAAGCGCGTCGAGCACATTGATGGTCTGCGTCTTGCTGGACATATTCGCCAGTCTGCGGCCCATGCGCAGAACGGCAGATTCAGCGATAGCGCCCTGCATGATCTCGCGGGTTACGGGTTCCGGGATCAGGCCAGAAAGTGCGGAACGATCAATACTTGCCATATTGTTTTCTCCTTTTCGTTACTTGAGTGCGCCGCGAATCAGGTTGTTCATCGCGGCATTGGTGTCAGTTTTCTTTTCACCGCCGCCAACAGCAGCGGACCAGTCAATTTTTACGCCATCCTGAAACGCGGACGGATCGGCGCTGACTTGTTCCTCGTGCCATTTGTCAAACCCATCAAGCGCGCCGTCTTTGATCTCAAGATGCTTTGCTTTCAGGTCTGCCAAATACGCCTTCTCGGCAGCTTTAGAGCTAAACTTCACGCCTTTCTCAGAAAGCGTTTTACGGATAACGTCTGCGTAGTCATAATCGGCAATCTTGGACTTGTAGCCCTCGATCTCCTTTTTGAGTGCGTCCGTTTCCGCGTTGCCGTTTGCTAAAAACTGCTTGTTTTTTTCCACTTCCGCGTCCAGCTTGCTCTGAACAGTCGAAAGTGCCTTTGTGATTCGCCTGTCAAACTCCGCCTTGTAGGTGGGGTCAGCCAGTATTTCATCAAAAGTCCTAATTTCGTCTGCCATTTTTTTATTCTCCTTTATCCCACAGCGTCATTCCCCACTGCGTATTACAACAAAAGAGCCAACCACCGAGAAAACCTCAGTCGTTGGCTCCTATTGCCCTTTCCCGTGCCCAATTACGCGGGAGTTGAATATTTGATTGTTTTCTTAACCTCTAACACGATGTACCCGTCACCCTTGCGCCGGATCTCCGCGTCATTGCCGCGCCGGATAATAGCCTCGATGGCCTGCATCAGTTTATCATCCATTAGCCTACCCCGATTTCTTTCAAATATGCTTCATACTCATAGGGGACGCCAATGTCATAATTCTTGTAGTAATGCAGGAACTCATACGGAAAGGTGAATTTACCGTCCCAAAACATACCTGCGTGAAGTTCTTCGCCAGTAAACATATCAAAACTGGACAGCGATGTCAGCCCGGCATCGAGGGAGGAAATGTGGCTTAAAATCGCTTCTTTGGGGATACTGTTTTTGTATTTCTTATAGTCTTCAAAATTCTCAATAGAATTCTTGTATGGCAATCCTTTAAAAAAACCGAAATCCATGTCACTTTCTCCTTCCTCTTTGATTTGGGGTAAACGTCAAAATATTTCCTTCCCCATGCGTTCCTACTTTCAGTACGCCAGCACCGGAAATATAAAGCACATCGTCCGGGGCTTTTACTTCAACGCCAAGTGCATTTGCCAGCTCTTCTGCGAAGCAATAATCGTTTTCCATGCGTGCGCCTGTGCTACAAGATAGCAAACGAACTTTCTGGCCGTTCCACCCCTTACTATGCCGAATGACTGCGGCAAGTAAGCGCGGTGACATATTGAGTTTTTTTGTGCCAAATCCGACTGCCGTCTGGCTTCCGTGTATAGCGACGTCAAAATACGTTTTAAGAGGTTTTACCATTTTAACGTTTTCATTCAGCGGGTCACTGTCCGGGAAGCAAGCAAAGCCATTTTCCAGCTTTATTGTACGTCTTTTCACAATAGAATTCAAGTTATCTCTTGCGTCTGCGCCGAAAAACTTGAGAGTGTCGCTATCGTCTTTAGCGTTAGACGCTGCCACTTCCGCCCGATGCGTTTTCATGGCATTTGCCATTTTTAACGTTGCGTCATCCGTGAAATAGACGCGCATCCGCTCCGGTTGCTCCGGCAGGCCAGCTTCCGCGCTGAACGCCTTGTATTTGGCGTTTAACCGCCGTAGCCGTATGTTTACCGCAGTCTCATCTTCATGCAATCCTGCGGCCTTGTAGGCGGCTTTTTCGCGCTTTAGCTTTCTAACGGTCCGCTCAATGCGGCGCTGCATCTGGGTTGCCTCGTATGCCGTGTAATCCTTGCCATCAAACGTGCAGCCGTGGCCATCATCGATGTGTTCCAGCTGTTCATCCGTGTAGGTGCGCTCGGACACGCCCTCAACCCATGGGTACCGCCTGTGGCGGCAGTTGGCTCCTTCTAACCCGTCAACAGCACCCAGGCCGCACACCTCATAGATGCTCGGATAAATATCCCCCGTGCGGACGCTGTAAACACGGCCCTGCCAATCCTTATGCGATGACCACGGTGACGGCCCCGGCTTATCGCGTGCGCCAATATGAGCCGATACTTCAAAGTATGGAGTATCCAGATACTCTGCGGATTGCTCCGTGTATTTAGCACAGATTTGAGATACACCGGTCATTACAGCTCTTCTCACGGCAGCGTCGACATGATCCCGATGACCACTTTCGTAGTTAACCACTTTTAGACCGCTGTCCGCAAGTTCCTTCACAGCTGTTTTAATCGCCTGATTGTAGTTGATTGCACCGCTTTGCAACTGCAACGCTGCGCTGTCAAGCGCCCATTGGTACGCTTTGGCAGGCGGGAGCATCGTGCGCCCAGCGTCCACCAGAAATCCCATGGAAGCAGTTAGGTTGCGGAATGTATCGAGTGTCTGCGCCCTGATCGCCGAAACTTCTACAGCATCAACCAGCGTTTCCAGCTGGGTGATATGCGCAAGGTCGATCAGGTCGGTGTAATACTGTTGGTTCTTTGCGACCACATCGCCCAGCAGCTTGTCCAGCTTCGTTTTGCTGATGCTGGAAGTCTCGCGGATTGCTTTCTTGATTTCCTTTAGGTCGATGCCGTGGGACCGCAGTGCCCGAATATCCTGTACTGTGACCTCGTTAAGCTGATTTGCCAGTTTCAAGCGGCTGCATATCTCGTCGAGTAACGTATCCTCAAGAGCACGGTACAGTTCGGCGAGTTCTTCTGGGAACGCGTCAAGCAGTTCCGGCGTGAACGGATATTTCATTTTGCACCCTCCGCTTCACGATCTCGTCATAGTGCGGCTTCATGCGAATAACATTCCAGTCGCACTCTTCCGGCACTCTGCCGTAGAATATCACCCATTCCGGCGATAGCCGCTTCATCATTTCCTCGTAGCCGCGCAGAAAAAGACGCTTGCTTTCCTTGTTTTGCTGTGTGCCTACCGAACTAACCGCAACAATCCCGCCGACTGGCTCGCCATCAAAGCACCAATCGTAACTGTTCTTGTCGCTCCATGAGATAGAGGGATAAACCGTCATGCCGTGCATCTGCCAATATGCCGCCAACCAGTGCTTGCGATAGTGGTTATATATCTGCATCGCCAGCGGCATATCCGTGTATGTGGAGAAGTCCGGCGCGCACACCGCCGCAAACTGCGTCAGTTTTGGAATGTACTTGTCAGGCGTGTTCCAGTATCGGATGAATTGATAATCATCCACAAAGAAATGCACGATCTTACTCGCCGGGTTTTTCGCCGTGTAATGGTAATTCACGGGGATAAACTCTCCCTGCGGATACGCCTTGACCGGCTCGATCTGCGGAATGTCGTACTTGCCCACGCCGGGGAATATAAACTTGTCGAGATTTTCAAAGTTAATCATACCGGGCGCCATGTACCGCTGCGCTTGTTATTTCTGCGGTATTTCTTGCCGTTTACCGTAACTTCCAACGCGCCGGACTTTTGCGCTGTTACAAAGGCATTGGAAAACGCCTTGTTTTCTGCTGCTTTGCGGTTTTTAGTGGACTGGTCACGCAATTTCCGCATGTAGCTATCCATTTCACCGCGCGCTCTTGCAGCTCTGTCTGCGGCGCTTCCTGTTTTCTGCGCCGTTGTCAGGCGTGCAGGCCCACTTGCATAAGGATTGACTGCTCCTGCCGCCGTTTTGAGCGCCGTTGTTGCGAGAATTGCCATCTGCTTTACGGCGTCTTTCTTTTCAGCGTCCGACAGCTCAAGCCCATTGATCTCAGCAGCGTTGCGCTCAAATGTGCGCCTGATAATATCGCCCATATCAGTGACAGACGCAGCGTTTGCTCGGTTAATATCCTGCTGTGACAAAAACCGCGCAAGGCTCATACCGCGCCCACGCCCAAATTCTCCGGCTCCAATGCCGCCACCAGCTTTGCCTCTGCCGCCCATTACTCTACCTCCTGTTGTCCTTCGGTTGTCATGTCCTGCATCTTCGGCAGCGCAGCCTTTGCGGTCGCCTCGTCCTCATTCATCCACTTCATGCGGAACTCCCAGTCGTTCATGATGCCCGCCTGCAAAAGCTGCATATCGCGGGAAAAATCGGTTTGCTTGTCCTCAATTATGCTGTCATCGAAGTCGATGGAGATTTCTACATTTTCGTCAAGCCTTGCATTCATTGCAGTATTCCCAAGCCGGAGAAGAACACGGCACAGCTCAGTCAATGCCTGCTCAAGGATAATTTCATGCTTCTTGATCGTGCGGAACATGGTGCTGTTCTCGCTGATGACCTGCGTGGCAGTCGCTACGCTGCCGCCGTCAAAACGGTAATAGGTTTCACCGAACCCGCATTTGCTGGAAAGCATATTGAGTTGGTCTTGCAGGCCGACATTCAGCGCAGCCGTCCGAAGTTCCGGTGCAACGGTCTCAACAACGCTACCCTGCTGTGTATCTTCCGGGAGAAGGTAAAACCGCCTGTCATTGTCATCCAGTGTCGGTTCACCGTCTTCATACTTTGTCGCTGGCATTTTGACCATCATCATCATAGGGCCGTTTTCAAACTCATTGACGTAGCAGTCGTACGCAGTATCAACGCCGCGAAGAACATCAATGGAATTTGCAAAAACGGAAATGCCAACAGGCAAAAGATAATTGAAGTTGTTTGCAATGTTCGGCTTGTCAATTACAAACTGCCGTTTATTGCTTCCGGTGTATACCACAGGGGGAATATGCTCAAACCCGGAAACATTCTTCAAATCTTCATCGGACAACTGTTCGTTCTGGTATCGGTAAATTCGGTTTTCGATTACATACGTCCCATCATTCGCTCTGCGGTGGATCTGGAAATACACATAATTCTTTCCGTCTCGCGTAACCCTGGAAGTAAAAGCGCAATCATAAATAAAGCCGTTCTGCCATGCAAGTGGGTAAATGTCATGCATCGTGGCATAATCAATCACAATGCTGGACGCGTCACCGGGGATGATCTCTCCGGAATCCGTCACGCCCTGCCCCGTCACGCGGGGTATATATGCCACCGTCCCCAGTGCGGATTTCATCTCCTGCATCTCATTAGCTTTGACTGTGAAATTGTTCTCCGCCAAAACGCGATCGATGAAATCCTGTTCTTTTTTGCCCTCAAGCGTGATTTTGACTTTTTCGTTCATGAGCAGGTTCGCCCAGTCCTCGCAGACCTTTTTCCCCATGCTGAGCGTTGCTCTATTGTGTTTAGTCCACTTGTGGCCGTTATATCTGCGGTACTGGTGGAAGCCCTTCACTTTACCAACGTACCACGATTCCCACAGATCAACTTGCCCATAAAACTCTTCAGAGATCGTTGTATAGCCAAGCTCTTTTAACTTTTGGATAACTGCACTGCTCATGCAATAACTCCCATTCTGCGGCTGACAGGCTCCAACGCATACCGGGTCGCGTCAATCAGGTGGTTGTTCGCGTCTGGGTATCCGCTGATAATGTCACCGTCTTTGTTTCGTTCGTATTCGTATCCAACAAATTCATCGTAAGCGTGCGGTGTGCGTCGCCTATCAATAACAATCGTTCTCCGCTGCAAAAACTTCATGCCATATTCCACAGAACCGGGGCCTTTGACCGCTTCATACGCAGGTAGCCCCATTGCGCGGAGATCAGCAACGCTCTTCGGCTCGGCGCTGTCGCAGATTGTCCTAATGTTGTTATATCCGCGCTGCTTAATCATGGTCGCGCTTTGCTCGTTGGATAATTTGTTTTGGTAAATCTCGTCCAGCAGATAGATGGTCTCTCGCGCCCGATCATAATGCAGCCGGATAAAAGCAAACGGGTCTGGGAACCAGCCGAAGTCCACTCCCTGATAGATGCGGTCGAAACTCTTGACTTCTTCATCGGTAATCTCCCGCAGTTCCAGCTTGTCAAACACATTCCCACCGGTCCCTACCGGGATACCGAGATATTCGTGCTGATATGCTCGCTCGTCCGTCTCTTTCAGGTGTTCCGCTTCTGCAAGAAACTGTTCTCCCAACCACTCAGGCGGTGCTTGCAGATATGTTGATTTGTGGCACAGCCGGTCAGCGCGTTCTTCTAAGCTGTCCTTGTTCGCCCAGTTATCGCGCGAGATCGGCGGGTTATAACTCTCGAAGTTCCAGAACACCGATCCGCCACGCATGGTGGACTGTAAAATGGTTCGGATTTCCGCGCGACCGGCAAACTGGTCTTTCTCTTCAAAGTGCGTCACGGCAATGTAGCCAAACGGCACCTTGATAGACTTGATCTTCATCGGATCATCAGCGCCGCGAAACATGATCTTCTGGCCTGTCGGCTTATAGATCAGCTCCATCGGGGATACTTTCGCTTCCCAATACGCCGCCATGCCCAGCTCGCCGATTGCCCAGATATACTGTGCATACACGCTATCGCGGATTGTATTTGCCACCTTGCGCAACACAAGCGCATGCGTTCCCGGATTGCCAACCAGCAGAAGCGGAACGATAATTGAGACTGTGGAGGATTTCAGCGAACCGCGCCCGCCGCTAAAATCGTAGTACGTGTGACCATGATGGAAAATGTCATGCGCAATGTCATAAAACGCTGGGCCGATTTTCTCGGACAAACGAATATCAGACATCGATAATCACCTTAACAACGGAATCGGCGCTCGTGTTGTCTTGCTTGTCGAACACGCCCGTATGCTTTGCAAGCATTTCGAGTGCCTTTAGCTTGTTCGCATATTTCAGATCGCTTTCTGTGCAATCAGACGCAGGTTTGTCCGCGATTTCTTTAAGTTTCTCAATCACATAATCCTGCGTTACTTCCGTCCTCTTCTGCCTTTCCGCCTTTGCTTTTTGGATAGCAGCTGAAACGTTACTATTCGTAACCAACTGCCTACCTTTCTCGGCGTTCTTATACCCTGCTCTTGCGGCTGCCTGTGTAGCATTCAAATCCACAAGATATTCTTGCACAAATCGCTCTTGCTTTGCTGTTAATGCCACTCATCACCACCTCGCACATTTATTTGCTACCAGCCCCCACCCCTTGGCCTTACATAGCAGACTTTACCCGCCCCGAAGGGCATACACATCTTGCGTGTCCGGATCTCCCCGATTCAAACATGGTACGCAAGATCTTTTTTTATCGGCTCCCGGCTGCGCTGCGCCTTCCTACCAGCCATCAGGAACTTGGCAATTATACCAGCCGCCTAATACTTAGCTTTTTACGCTTCCTCGCCCGCTGGCCGGGATGGTACGGTATTGCAGTCCTGCCCTGCTTTAGCGCTTCGGGGAAAGTCCCCGTCACTCGCTGTGGTCTCCCCTTACGGGGCACCTATGCCGCATATTGTCCGTCTTCCCGCTTAGATTGTCACACGCTACCGGCAACTACGCTCCGAAAAGTCGCAGCCCCTATTCCGTCTGGTCAAACCGGTCTTGACGCATCAAGACAAGCGCAGTTTTCAGCGGGCATTGTCATTTCCATGTGAGCCACGACGAACGGTCTCACATTGTCCGGGTGCTACCCAGCCTCTGGCACAGGCGGTGGGGCTCGGACCCACGACATACCGGCTCACGAAGTCCGGTGCTCTACCGACTGAGCTACGCCTGCATACCCCCGGCGTCCGCCGGGGTCAGGAGGAAAGAAGGGATGGAAAGAATGAGGATACGGATATAACCCCGCACCCTCATTCTCGCACATCTGTTCGTCAACATTCCTCCAAATGGAGGAATTTGAAATATTTATTTTCTGTACAATTAAGTGTTTCGCTCACCCTCGTCCCAGCAGAGCTGGTCAAGGCTGACGTTGTAATACTCAGCGATCTGTTTCAGCTCCGACAGCCCCGGTTCTCGCGTGCCTCGCTCGTACCGTCTCAATGCATCTCGGTTCAGCCCCAACAGTTCGGATGCTACATACCTGCTGACAACCGGGTGCCTGCTTTCTCGAAGCCGCTGCAGCCGTTCCGGGAATGTACTCACATAACCACCTCACATAGCCGGAAATTCTCTACCACGGGGCCGCCCGCCGTTTCTGTCCGCACACTGACAAATCGGCCCTTTGGGTGGATGTAAATTACCTCTCCACGCCGGAACGGATACAGTTGCTCATACGTCAGGTGCTGCCGTTCCAGCTGCGACGGTATGGACTTGAATCTGGCCCGAACCACCTGTCCAAGTTTCATGACTCCTCCATTTCCAGCAGCTTCACCAAGTCCCAGAACTTCCGCGCATCCAGCCCGGTTTCTGTCTTGATCTTCCCAAACCGATAGATCACGCTGCTTTGATGGATATTCATCTCCTTTGCGGTTTTCACGCAATTCATATCATTCTTCGCGTAGATGCGCAGGAGCGATATATCTTCCTTCTGCATAGTTACCTCCCATCAATCACCGTTTAGCCCTCGCAGGATGTCCATTAGAAGTTCAATGCTTTGCGTGGAAATCGCATTGCAATCATTCGTAACATCTTGAGCGCAATTGCATTCAGGCGTGTTCCATTCCGGCTGGTTAAGGCCAAACAGCCCACTTCGAATTTCACAGATTAGCTCACGCATTTTTTTATTACGGTCCTGCAGGACTAAAAGTGATTCGTTCATCCCAACTAATCGGGGTTCCTTCACACAATTCGGCTCATAGGCCGAGTTGCAAGTTGGCGCAACGCCCACGTTCCCATTGTTTGAATTATACATTTTCTTACCTCCTATATTTGATCTTTTTGATTTCCGGGTATCTGGATTCAAAGGGGATCAGCTCCGCCTTCCCGTTGATGATCTGCGCCAGCACCCTGTCCATGTGCACCCGTCGGACGTCCGCCTCCGGGTTCCGGCAGTCCAGCGCCGGTTTGTACTCCCGCTGAACGGCAACCCCGTTATGGGTGATCCGCATGATCCGATCGTAGCCCCAGCCCTCCGTCTGGTGGAGGGCCATCTGGAGCGTGTCCATGGCGAATTGCATCGCCATCGCCGCCCCGGCGTTGAAGGTGGCATCCAGCTCCGCCTCCCGCCGCTGCAAATACCCGGATTGTTTAGCCATCCCCGCCGTCCTTTCTCTCGCCGTCCATCTTGGCCCCGCAATGGCAATACGGCTGTCGTCTACTCTCTACTCTACCGCAACGTGAGCATCGGTAGTATCGTTCCGGCATGATGTGGTCACCGCCCAAGAATGAGATCCACCGCCCATGCACCACCGGGGCCACGTTGGCGGCCGTCTGTGCGTCTACCTCGCATATCACATCTTCCAGCAAGCCGCAACCGTGTACGTCATCAACGTCAGCATGAGCATCGCGCCAGCCATCTAAAATCTCGCGCAGCGCCTCCCGCTCAATGTATTCAGCCATCCTCATCCCCTCCAAATTCCGCCTCGTACTGTTCCGGCGTGATAATCTCAATATCCTTTGCGGAGTAGCCCAAGGTGTCGAGGCATATCAGCTTCGCCAGTTTGTCTTTGTCAAGGGCCGCCGCAGCGTCCTCATAAGATACGCCGGGTTTTGCCTCAAATCTGATTTGAGCACCAAACGCCCCAGCCACGCTAAAGCAGATTTTATATTCAGTCATTGTCAGCACCTCCGTCCATCTTTGCCCCGCAGTTTGGACAATACTTAAACACCTCCGGAACATCTGGCGAGAGCCACCGTGGCCGCCTGCACGCTGAACAACAATAGCCGCTTGAAGTGGCCAAAGTCTCTTCTACATAGATCCATCTCGCATGCACCACCGGGGCCACGTCGGCGGCGGGGGCCACGCGAAGCAGTCCGGCCGCAATATCCAAGCCATCACAACGCCCGACTAAATATTGGTTGCTCGCACTGTTATAATACCTGTTTCTGCTGTCAACAATCGCCTTAATCGTTGCTTCCCGCTTAATGTATTCAGCCATCGTCAAAAATCCCCTCCCATACTTCTTCATAACCAGTCTTTTCGTAATCGATTTTCAGACGCTTTTCGCGGATCATGGCGTTCAGCGCCCTGACACACGGGCGTCCATACGAATTATCCTCACAATAGTCACACATACTGCCGAATCCACAGCACCCAAAAGAGCTACCACCATCTGCACTGTGCCGGTTGCTCCATCTCTGGAAACCATTTTCCCACTTCCGTTTAGCTTTACCTGTGTTGTTACTTGATTGTTTCTCCGATGTGTCATATAACTGCATTTGGTCAGCCATTGTCAGCCCTCCTGTTCCATGCTTCGATTGCTAATAGATGATTCAAAAACCAATGTGTTCTCGGTTCGATTGGACAGTCTCTATTTGGGCAACATGCTCGATAGCAGTGACCGTTTCTCTGCATAACGCCCTTATATCCACAAAACGGGCACGATTTTAGGTCAGCCATTCTTCATCGCCTCCACATAGCACCAGCTTTGGGGCGGGCGCTTGATTGTCACCGGCTCCGAGCCAAATTTCGTTTCACGCAGCCGAGTAAACTCGTCCAACCCCTTTGGCTGGTTATAGATCAGCAGGTCGGAGATGTGCCAGCCGTAAATATAGTTTTTTCCCTCTTCGGAATATTTGAAATAGATATCTTCGCGGCGAACACAGGATTGCTGTTCGGCAATGTCTGCATTTGCCATCTCACATCGTTGTAGGATGTAGTCGCACACAAACTCGCCGATAACCTTGCCGTTGCATCTGCCGGCCGTATTGGTCCGGACGGTATCCCTGTCCAGATTTCCACCCTTTACGGAGATATAAGGATGACCACTTGTGCAGTAGATATAGCACTTAAATGGTACCTCCAGTTTCGGCACGGACTTACGCAATTCCATAGTTTTTCTGCCAATGATGATTTTCGCGCACCACTTGGGGCGGATGCTGATAAGTACGGCTTTACTCATCCTTCTTCGCCCCCAATACTTTCTCCGCCTCTTCGCTTACCGCAGTAATTCTCCCCTGTTTTACCAGATCACAGAATACATTGTAATCCATGTGAAACACAATTCCGCAACTGCTGCAATAGCGAATTGCAAGCTCTACATCCTTCATAAGTCGCGGACTGTCGATGTTTTCCTTGCATAGCAAAGTGCGCCCACTGGTAAATGGCAGCACCACCAGCCGCCCGTCCTTGTCGGCTTCTTGATATTTTTTAAGTTCCATGAGCGCGCTGTGCAATTTTGCCATTTCCAGACCGCTAAAGTGCTCCTCTTGCATTGACTTGACTTCCCCGGGCGTCATCTCCGTGTCCTCGTATTGCATGAGCCTGCCACGCAGTTCTGCGTATGACCATGCTGCTGTATAGAGCAGGGCAAGCAGGCCTGTCGGCTCATCAGGACCGTCCAGCAAAAGTTCACCCATCGCATAGTCTACGCCATCATCATCCATTGGAAAGTCCAAGTCCGGCAGTAAAATCTTTGCGGCTTTGCGGATAAAATCGTAGAGCCGGATGTCCGGGTAATCCGGGCCATCACCTCCGCCCCGCACCCACGTTTCGAAATCTTTGATGTAAAACAAATTCAGAGCGGCATCAAGGTTGTTATCCGGGCAATTAGTTGTCAGTCTTTTCATTTACCTTTCCTCCTTCGGCGGCTCCGGCAGCGGCATCCACGCCAAAGCACGAGCATTTGTTCCATTGGCAACTTCACCGCCCCAGATCCCGTTGTTTTGATATCCGAGTGCGTAATTTACAAACATTCCATTAAAGTCTCCATAGCGGAAATACTCACCCCAACACAGCACTTTCCGAAAATTCTCCGGTAGCCGCTCCTCCACCGGGATCCAGTGGGGCACCTGCCCCCGCAGTTTCTCAATTTCTTTCGCCTGCGCTTCGATCCGGTCAGCGGCCTCCGCCAGATCATCGCCCAGCGTGATCGGCGTTTCCCACTCATTTGCCTGCGCCCATTCTGCGTGCTCACGCAGAGCATTTACGAGGTTTGTATCTCTCATAATTCATCCTTTCCGTATGGGAACAAAAAGCGCCCCATGTCTCCTGGTTTCTCTACCGTGCCGAACCGCCGTTTGGTCACTGCGATGGGAAACTCTTCAATCTCGCTGGCCCATAGGCACGTTCCGCGTCCGTTCAACTGCTCCCAGATCAGCGGGAAACCACCTATTCCATCGAACAAACTCGCCATTGTGGTGTCCCGCTCGTAGTTACCGCACAGCCGTTTCAGCAGCCATTTCCACGGCGGCAGGGCGATGGAGTTGCCCAGTGCCTTATACCGGGGGCTGTCCGCGTCCTTATGGCGCTTGCCCTTGCTGTCCGTCCACTCGCCCAAGTCGGTCCAGTGGTCAGGGAACCCCTGAAGCCGTTCACATTCCAGCGGGGTGAGACGGCGAACCACTCGATTCTGCCGGATCGTATTGTTCAGGTTCAGGCTTTGCCCACCGCTTTCCTTTGCTTGTAGCGTGCCGTTTGTTTCTCCACCCTCTGTAAAGTTTCGGCAGTCTACGGAACATACAAGGTCTGTGTTATCCTTGAAGTCTCTTTGCTTGCAGCTGCTTGCAACGTCCCCCTCGCGGTAATCGCCAAATCCCTGCATTTGGTACGTCAGCGGGATTTGGTTGCCGCCGGTTCTCATACGGGCTTGCAGACTGGGCGCAACCTCGCCGCAGTCTCGGATGACGTCGCAGGCGTGGCTCATATCCAGAATGGAGGGCTGGTGCCCATGCTCCTGTGCTCTCAGCGTCCCGGACACATCATGGCTCACGCCCATCACATCCCCCCCCTGATCGTTCAAGCACATCACCGCTGGCTTGTTCCCCCCGCACTCTGCGTTCAGCGTAGGGGCCTGTTCCTCGGCGTATCCGATGCTCCGAGCGTGTTCGCTGTTCCCCAGCTTAAACCCGGCGCATACGCCGTGCCGGTCTGTTGCATCCAGCGTGTAACTCTTATCTTCTTGATACCATTTGCCATTTTGCGCTGTGTCTCGGTCAATGGCGTTGCCTTTAAGGCAGAAAACCGTCTGGTCATTCCCTGCCTTAATCGTCCCGCTTTTCTCCGTCTGGACTAAGGCTCCTTTTCCGCCTCCGTCGCATCCTCCCCTGATCCTGACTGCGTAAGAAGTACCGATTTCAGCACCGGCGGCAGGGCCTTCCCCCGCCGCTCCGCTCTCCGCAGGATACCCTGACATGCTTTGCCGCTCAAACAATATTTCCCATGCGGTGTCGCCTCCAAAATCTGCGACAAGCGCGATTCTACGGCGACGTTGGGGGACTCCCCAGTGTTGCGCGTCGAGCACTCGCCACGCAACGCTCCATCGTCCTCCCATTTCATCGTGGTACCCCCCCCAGGTGTTCCAACCTTTTTCAGGCACATCAATATCGGGGGCTTCCGGCTCTGCGACCCGGATTGCTTCTTCGAGGACGGCTGCGAAGTCTTTTCCGCCGTTGCTTGAGAAGGCTCCGGGAACATTTTCCCAGACCATATACCGAGGTCGCACAAACTCACCTGTTCGCCCGCTTGCCATGTCACGTTCTCTCATCTCCTTGATAATCCGTATTTGCTCCATATACAGGCCGGAACGCGCCCCGGAAAGCCCTGCCCGTTTTCCGGCAATGGAAAGGTCCTGGCACGGACTGCCACCGATCACCACGTCCACAACGGGCGCTTCCGCCCCATTGATTTTCGTTATGTCACCTAAGTGGGTCATTCCTCCACCTCCGCAAGCCAGAAATCTTTTTTGCACTTCTGGCAATTCTTAGGCTCCACAACACATTCGCCGACGCGTCCCCTAAAGCTGCGTGTCACGCAGGCAGGACAGATCTGCAAAAGCCCGTCGCTGTAAAACGCCTCTGGCCATTGCTCAAGGAATACGCTCTGGCGGGTTTTAACGGGGTGCGCGGTGGCCCACTGCTCTACAATGGCAATAGCTTCTTCGCAGGCGTCAATCTCTTCGTTCTCCGGAGCGATAAAACAACCTCTTTGCATATGACACAGTTTGCAACTGGCGCATTTCGTTGCTTCGCACATCCGTTTTCTTGCTTTTAAAAATTCCAACGCATCCATCATTCCACCTCCTGCATCCAGAACTCGCGGCGGCAAATATCACAACCTCTTCCAGTCGGGCAATGTCCGCGTAACGTTGTATCAACAAGGCATGGGTCTAAAGCAACGTTATGTGTGTTCGTATATATTGGCGCATTTGGAAACTGTTCCAGAAAAACGCTCTGGCGGGTTTTGATGGGGTGCTCCTTTGCCCACTTTTCGACGATAGCAACGGCCTCGTCCGGGTGGGTTTTTCTCCAGGCTGTGCAGGTTTCAAACACGCCAAGCCTTTTCTTGAACTCGCAGTTGCAGCACTCACAGTTGCACATTCTGCGCAATGTTTTCAAAAACTCCATAGCATCCATCATTCTGCCTCCTCAATGGCGACCTCCACGCGGGAGGCTCCGGTTGTCTGGTACTTTCGCACCGTCAAAGCTTCGATTGCGCTGTCATCGTTGTAGGCGTGGCCGTTCAGCGCATCCAGGATGGCCTTCGCTACGTTGTCAGCGTCAGGGCGCTTGGTGTGTGGTGTACCGTCCAGCGCAGCGGCCTTCTTCTTCGATGTGCTCTTGGGTACCGTAAAGAACGCCGTGACGGTGGCCCTGAGCGGCACACCCGCCGCAAAGCCCTTGCCGCTCTGGCGCTTCCAGCACTGGACCACCTTGTCCTCGTAGTCCCGCGTTTTCTGCGGGGTGTAAGTGTGGCCGTTTTTCATAAACCGTGGACGGCCCTTGCCCACCGGAATACCGGGGACCGTAAATTCAATCTTCATCAGGATTTTCCTCGCTTCCTGTCAGGATCAGGTCTCCATAGCAGACCTCTCCATCCCGCAGTTCTGTGCAGCAGATCGTTTTATCACAATCTTTGCTGGTGCGATAAATGGATATCCCTGCAAAAATCCGTTTTTTGACGCTGATAAAAGCGCCAGCCTTGATGCCCCAGCCAGCCTCGATGCCCCAGCCAGCCTCGATGCCCCAGCCAGCCTCGATGCCACAGCCAGCCTCGATGCCACAGCCAGCCTTGATACCATAGCCAGCCTTGATGCCCCAGCCAGCCTCGATACCACAGCCAGCCTTGATGCCCCAGCCAGCCTCGATGCCCCAGCCAGCCTTGATGCCCCAGCCAGCCTCGATGCCACAGCCAGCCTCGATGCCACAGCGAATAATGACACTTTTCTTGGATTCAATTCTGCCTTTTACCACAAAGCGATCATCCAGATCAATTTCAATCGTTTCCTCGGAGATCAAATCCCCTTCCAACACATAGTCGCCGCTGGCAATGCGCTTCAAGCCTTTAAACAGTTTATCAATCTTCATCGTTTTTCTTCCTTTCCGTCAATGATGACTTGCACCACCCGGACGCGGCCCAGAGGCTCCAGCAGCATGGCTGCCGCCTCCTTCGTGCCCTGCGCGTCCTCGCCATCGTAAATATCAATCACAAGCCGCATCATCACACATACCCCCAAGCGTCCTCGCATTTGTTGCCGGGGCCTTTTGCGCCCTTACGGCCACCGCGATCCTGTTCTTTCGCCAGCCAGCGGGTGATAAATCCGCGCACACCATGCGCCGTTTTCCGCTTCGCCGGGTTATTCAGGCACCATTCCCGCATCTCCCGCAACTGCTGTATCACGTCGACAGCAGGGTACACGCCCGCCCATTCCTGGCATTGCTCCTGAGACACCGGATATTCAGTGCCGTCATTGAGGGGGATGGAAACCACCGGCGGGGATGCCGTTTGCGGCTCGCCGCCTACTTCTTCTGGATTCTGGATTCTGGATTCTGGATTCTGGATTGGATTACGGGCGCATTTGCTTTCACCTGCTTGCAATTGATTGCAATTGATTTCAGATGTAATCGATCCGTCAGCAGGTGCCGGGAATTTGCTTACTTTGTTCCTCACCGTCTGGTGCTCGCTCCAGTTTGGAAAACATAGGTACGGTTCTCCGTCAACTTCATAGAGGATCACAGAGCCTATGGTCGCCAATTCTGCAAGCGTCTTACTGATCGTTCCCTCAGTCACACCTTTTCTGCGGGGGAATACAAAGCCTTTGAGCAATTCCGGGTCTGCGCTGCCGCGCCCATAATCATCAACATAGGTGATCAGGTACGTCCACAATCGGAATTGGAAATCCGACATTGCGTTGATGCTTTTGCTCGTCCTGATGCTATCCTTGATGATCCTGTTCGGCATTCGCCCACCGCCTTAGAACGTGAAGTCCCCATCATCCTCGATCTCACTGAAACCGCCCTGCGGTTCGCTCTGCGCCGCGTCCCCGCCGTCTCGCTTGGAATCGCCAAAGTACACGCTGTCGGCCACGATCTCGGCGCTGCGGCGTTTATTGCCGTCCTTGTCCGTCCAGTCACGCAGCTGCAAGCGGCCCTCCACTACGGCCATGCGGCCCTTAGAGAAGTACTTGCTTACAAATTCGGCGGTGTTGCGCCAAGCCACCACGTCAATGAAATCCATTTCCTTCTCGCCGGACAGGGACTTAAAGTCCCGATCAACCGCCACGGTGAAAGATGCCACCGCCGTGCCGCTGTTGGTGCGGCGCAATTCAGGGTCACGGGTCATCCGGCCCATCACAATAATTCTGTTCAGCATGAAATAGCTCCCTTTCTGTAAATCATGTCCTCCCGGTTCCAATCCGGGTAAAATGCTTTCATGTACGCCACCAGCCGCACGTAGATGCGCTCGCGGTCTCGTAATGGCCCCTCGTCAAATAGGCGGTGGCAGCGGGGGCAGAGGGTTGCAATGTTCTGCTCGATCCCTCTGCCGCCCTGCGAACGCCGTACCACATGGGCCACCGGCGCGCCTGCGGGAGACCCACAGATCACGCACTGGTGATTGTCACGTGCCCATACAACAACCTTCACGGATTGTGGAATGGACGTGGCCTTTGTCATTTTGTGCATCCCCATTCCTCCATCATCCCTGCCAGCTTGTCCGAAGGCAGGGTCTCAATACCTTGCTCCTGGCAGTCCTGCACCGCCATATCGATCAAATGTGACATTTGCCGAGTGTTGTAGGTGCTGGAGCCGTAATACAAAATCACGTTGGTGCAGCCGGGGATCCTGCTTGCCATGGTATCCGTCTGCCAGCCCAGCCCATTGTGTTCCCACCCGTTCCGCAGCTTTTCCACGGCTGAATCGAGCACGCAGACTATTTCATGGTTCCCGCCGATCTCCCAGATATACCGTCGATAGATTTCCGTTTTGGGAATCCGCAGCTTTTCGGCCAGCCGGTCAACCAGAACCCAGAAGTACGCATTCGCGTCGAGGCTCCGCTTCTCCCGGTGTTCCTTGATCTCCACGTCATAGACTTGACCCTCTTTCAGCGCGTCAAGCACCTGTCGAGCCTTGTTGGTCTGGACGCACAACCAATCACCGGCCGCATCCATTGTCCAGCGGAACCCTGACGCCTTAACCCGCTCCATAAAGTTCCTCCATCCTCGGCCAATGTCCTATTTTCAGACATTTCGCCAAATACCGCAGCCGCGGCAAATATGCGTCTCTCACCCACTGAGCGTCATACCGGACTTCGTGGTGTGATAGCCGTCTGCTATCTACTGGTAAAAAGTAGTTCTGCATTTCGGCATCCGTCAGTTGGTACGCCACGATGTAACACGTTTTCCGCTTTCTCCAGAATCCGTAACCGCTGGCAAACATCTCCACTTGGCATTGTTGCCAATATGCCTTGCTGACTTTAAACCCCGGCTTACTGTGTGTCTTGACCTCTATAATCGTCCTTGGAAATTCACCGTCATAGTTCACCCGCAGGCGCAGCCGCGGAATGCGTATCTGCCTGTCCATCTTCGGGACGCAAATGCGCTCCAAAATCCGGTGTTCATAAGCTGTCCCCGCCTGCATAGCGGGGGTATGGAATCGGTTTTCCCGTAATCCCAGCTTCTCCAGCCACCACTTCCGGAAGGTCTCTGTCGCCCAGTTCCCCATGATGGTTGAGGTGTCCGACGCTCCAAACCAGCCGCTCCGATCATGGTTGTGGATCATAACCGGCTCACTGCCTTTTCAAATTTATCAATCGTGGAGAAATAGCCCATCAACTTATTCAGCTCTCTATCCCCGATTCCGATACCACGCAGCAGATCGCTGTGGTCAAGCCCGTTTTGCTCCTTCACGGTAATCAGCCGTTCGATCCGCTCTTTGATCGCCCAAATATTGTGACGGCTCAAATCGTCCTCGCCATCGTCAGCGTCCGATTCTGCCCACAGGTCAAATCCTAATCCGGTTCGGATGGCAACGCCCTTCACAAATGCTCTGGCAAGGGCATTGTTGATCCGCAGCTGGTTCAGAGTGTCAGTGTAAACCACCAGGGATCCATTCAGCAGCGGCGTATCGTATACAAATTCCAAGTCGTCAATGTGGATCAACACCCGCACAAACCAGCATTCCGTATCTCGCCCCTTGCTGGTGGACACTTTTGCTTGGGGCCAAAGATAAGTGTGAGTGGTTGGGCACTCCACCGGCGCATACCACACATCATTTGCTCCGTTTTCGTGCAACAGCTTCACACATTTGCCCCAGCTCAAATACGGGACTTTGATTATCTTCCCGTTTTCGTCTTTGGCATCCCGCATATCGCATTGTGGACGCACATCGATTTTAATTAACTCGTTAAATGATTTCAGTGCCATTTTCTTTCCTCCTGTATCTCGCAAACCGCACGGTCTCGCCGTAGCGGTTCTTCTGTGTGACCGTCTCCACGTCCAGCGCCACGCCGTCCCGCCGCAAGTCAGAGACCCGCGCCGTGAAATTGGCGATCCCGCACTCGCTCATGGCCTCGGCCCGTGTGATACTGCCGTGTTCATCCAGATACTTCAAGATCCGCTCACACTGGTTCATATCAGCCCTCCGGGATTTCGATGATCGCAATCCCCATGGCCCGTGCCACAGCTTCCGGATCGCTGTCAACCTCATCCTTGAGCCAATCCTTCGCGCACTCCGGGCAGTAGCACTCGCCGTTGATCAAAAACCCCGGAGCCACATCGTCAAACGCATTGGGGTTCATGACGATGGAACATCTCGCGCACACCGGATAGATCTTCATTTCCACGCATCCCCTCTCTTCCACGCCTTCGTGGCGTTGGATTGCTGGGCGTAACCCGCTGTGATAGCACCGCAGGTGGAACACCGTACATAGTGCTTAAACGGTGCGTCCGTGGACTGCACCCGCTCACCGCTGACCATGCCGCACACCGGGCAGAGATCCAGCGGATGGCGCTCATGCCGATTTGCTCTGTTCATCGCGCGCTCACCACCATGTACGCACTGGCGATCAGCAGCAGGGCCAGGAAACTCAAAAAGCCCATCCATGCGGAGGCGTCCGCCTTCCGCTGCTCTCTGGTGCGCCGTTCATGCTTTCTTATGCGGATTCCCTCCTTCGATTAGGTCAACGATCTTGAATACCCAAGTGGCCGCATACGCCACGCCCAGATCCATAAAAAACAGGTTCCAGCTCATTGTTTGATGTCCCCCTCTTTGGTGTAAACACCGTCAAACTCAAGACCGTTTTCCCTCGACCAGATCTTGCCGAACTCCGTCATGATCTTCACCGGGTCAGGCGGGGATACCCAGATGATCCGGTATTCGATTTTTCGTTTCTTCGCCATTGCCTTTTCCTTTCCCCTGTGCTAAAATAGCCACAGGACACATATCTGAGCCTAAGATTTGTTCCGCCGCCCTGCCCGGTCTGCAACACCGGGCGGGGCATTTTTTATTCCCCATCGCTGGATTCCGCATCTTCCCTTGCGATCTGGGCGGCTTCTGATGCTGTTCTGACCTCTGCCTCGGTCACGCCGTACAATCTGGTCAGCGGTCTAATGTACTTGCTTGCGATACCATTCACACCGCGTTCCCAGTTCGACACCGCGGAAACTCTTACACGGAGTTTCTTTGCTACGTCTGCCTGCCGCAAACCGGCATTTTCTCGGATTGCCTTTAATTCCAAGCATTCTCCCCTCCTTACAAAGTTCAGAACTTTATATTGACAAACGCAACCAACACCGCTATTATGTAAGTGTCAGCCAACAAAATATCGGTTATAAGTCCGCAAAAACGGGGAATACGTTGGGGGCTTGGTTTTTTGTTGCCTCAATCAAGTTCTGTAACGCTATTATAGCGCACGCTTTGTACGTTGTAAAGTGAAACACGACCGTTTTGTAAGTTTTGTAGAGTTGCACAAAAATT